ATTCCTGCAACTCTATCCTTCTTGGGAAGTCGCCATAGTGAACCTCAGTTGCCTCTCCAACTATGTTCAGGACATCTTGATGTTCGATGTCTAGGTAATGCTCCTTTAATAGCATGGGGCCATCAAACTTAGTCGATCCATATCCTACCAATCTAATACCTGCTACGGAGTCTAACCATGACTGCAACTGATTCAATCTATGCTGCTTGACCTCCATTCCCATGACTTCCATCTGCCTTATCTGGACATCATCGCTAAGGAATATGACAAATGTCTTGCCATCGAAGAATATCGCTGCATCCATACTCGTATCATAGATAGATCTCCAACCGTTCTTCAGACCAGTCGGGTCTGTCGTTGTGAATACCTTGAACGTGGCTATGTTGTTAGCCAGCATCCAATCATACAGATCCTTATCCATATTCAAACCTCAAAATACACAAAGACAAGTCTTCCGTCTTTTACGGTTTTGACCACTCCGCTCTTTATCATGTCATCTATCTTCCTTCTGGCCGTCCTGACGTTTATTCCCGTCTGTTTCGCATAGACATCTGTAATCTGGCTCTTTCTAACGACTTCCCTGTTCACTCTGTTGTTGACCATCTTGTGACTCTTCTTCCATGCCACCTTCCACTTCTTCAGGTTCCCTTCAGTCTTCTTGGCTTCCCTGTATGATTCCTTATCCTCAAGCCACATGAACAGGTTGTTCAGATTGTCGAAGATGATCTCAGTTGCCATCATGACATGATCGCTTGTCAACTTGGTTGAGCCCATTGTAGCAGCAATCAAGTTGGTGAATATCAATGTGTAATTCTCGACGTTCGGGAGGAACGACATGGCCGTCTCTCTTATGTTTTCATTTCTCACCTGTCTCACTAGAGCGTAATAGTCATCCACTGCATTGAGCAATGCAGGGTAGAAGTTGGCGGACACTTGAAACACATCGTATCTGTGCTTTATCGCCAGCCTCTCCTTCTCCACATCGTTGAGTTTGGCGTAATCCTCCTCGCTCATTTCCGCTGCCTTGAGAATCCTGCCACGGATGATGTCGCCAGTCTGCCTGATTGAGGCAGCAAGATCGTCATACGACCATATCTTATCCGGCACGGGAACGTATGCCCCACTCATCCTATGCTCACTGGTAGTCTGTCTCGTCTCTATGCTGACGCTGTTTTGGAAGAGGAATACTCTTTGGAAGAAACCCTTCTCAAGAACGTGAGACATGATATCCTTGGGAGGGAATGTGGTCATCCACAAAGATACTCCTGATGGAGTGTGGACCGAGCCACTCACAAGATGCTTGACAAGCACGTTCGTCTCACTTCCCAATGGAGCCATGGCTTGTTGGAGATAGAGTATCTTATCGCTGAAATATGCTTTCTGATCGTTGAGGAGGACGCTCGCCTCGTCAAAGAGCAGAGTCTTGTATCCATTGAGAAGTCCGGGTATGACTTCCACATCATGCTCACCAGTCGGCTTCCCATTCTCCCCTATTATCGGTATCTTCTCAACCGTCCCTATCAACTTGGCATCAGAACCAGCAGTGAAGGACTCGGCATTGATTTCCAATGCCCTGAGAAGTTTCGCTGTGAAGTCCCATGCTACTGACTTGCCGGTCCTTGACTCTTGTATCCAATACACATGAGTCCTGCAATCAATGTGGCTTCCGTGAATAGGTATCCTGATGTATGGCGCTAGATACTGCCCCAAGACAAAGAAGTACGACAGCAGCCCCGCATATTCATTAAAGTAAGAAACCGTGTTGAACCTCTCGACATACTGTCGTATGAAATTGCTTCCAGCGGAGGGAGCATTGACGAACGAATAGTCGCTCCACTTCCGCTGTGAGTCATTACCAACAGATTCTCCAATCAACTACATCACCCCAGAATTACCCCAAAGCCGCTATTCTATATGACCTCTCACGCTCGACTCAACTTCACTCTCTCATCTGCAACAGGATCCTCGCTGTTCAGACACTCTGATATTCTCTTGGCTCTTATCTTGCCGACACCCTCTATGGTTTGCAACTCCTTAGGGTTGGCAGAGGTTATCTCTGCTATCGATCCGAAATGCTCTAACATCCTATTTGCAATGGCCTGACTGCAACCAGCGGCTCTGAGAATGTCCACCCTTCGATCTTCTGATGCTGTCTTTCGCATCATCCTGTATGTCGATGATGATCCCAGAGTCCCGTGCTTCTCAAACCTCTTGCAGATGAAACGAGCAGCGGATGACTTGTCTGGGAATGTCACAACATGGACATCATAGTCAGTCATGAATCTCGCAATGGATCCCACGAATGATGCCCACGCCCTTGCATAGGGTATCCTTCTGCCGCCCTTGCGAGCATCAGCGACATACTTGTCAACGGTTCCATGTATGACCAGTATCATGGTATTGTAGTTGTCATCGAGGTTCTGCAACTGCCTTTGGAGATGACCTGATTGCAATGACTGCATGTAATCATGTATGGTCTTGGCCTCTATGCCGACACTGGAGAAGGCATAGTCCGTGATGAGGTTCTCCCTTGTCTGATGATAGAGGTTGTTCTTATCGAGATACTTTCTCACTAATTCTTCAAGACCGGATTTCTCTCTATGGTCGATGAACATCACTTTAGTCATTGGTCATCCCCGCCCATGGCATAGGCATCTTGGAATAACTGTGCCCTGTTGAGCATGTCTGTTATCATCTCAGCGAATCTCGGATCGACTGTGATAGCAACCAACTGCTCGTTCTGAAGAATCTCCATGAATCCGCTTTCATGGTTAAGCCTGAATGCCCATGGAAGAAAATCCATGGCTTGCTGTCTCTCTTCATCATCCATATCTTCCAGAGATCCTAACAGAGTCTCTGCTTTTTTCTTTCTTATCTCTTCTAATTCATTATCTTCCGTCACGATATACCACCTTTTCCATCATAGAAAGGACACTTGCCAACGCATAGACCCTGACTATACAGAGTCGGGCATGTAGGAGTCATGTATTCTCTGCTCATACCATGCATTATCATCTTACGAGTCACATCCGGTTTGTAATCAGACCAGTCCAATTCATGGATGAAACCGTGAGTCTTGTTGAGAATCTCAGATGGAGGTACTTTCGTGTTACTAGGAGGTCTGGCAAACTTCCTGAAATAGTCCAAGAGATACATCAGGAGATACACCCTTGGCATGTGAGATGGGTTGCTGCCCTTGACACAAGCAGATGCCTCTATACATGGAAGCATGGGTATCCCAGATACGCTTGATGCGGATATCGTGATGTCATCGCTGTCGAATTTCATGGCTGTGTTGTTGAGCATGAATGGGTTGCCCGGATCCCGATGAACGATGTCTATGTGAAGTCCCTTAGCACCACTTATCTTCATACCTCTGGATGCCTTGGTCGCCATCCTAGTAATATGGTCCCATCCGATGGCCAAGTCTGCTTGATCGACAGGTATCGACCACAGACCCCTCTTGAAGTTGAACGTGTTTGGTATTCTTATGTGTCTATCAGGCCTGAATGACACCACTGGATCAACTGTGATGAGATCCATGTCCTTGATCCACTTGTTCAACATCGCCCTGCCAGAGAATAATAGGTCATTCAACTGCATGGCAGACACGTCATGGATGGTGTCAAGCATAACCCAAACATGGTATCCACCCCCGCTAAACCATGTCGCATGGCGGTAGTCACAGTCTCTAAGATACTTGACAAGATTGTGTGTATCGACCGTGCATCTAACCCCTGCCTCATCATCATCGATATCCATCATCTCCTTAGCCCTCCCCTTATCGAGGTCGATGACGAAATGCGGAACGATAGCAGTGGAGTATTCGCATCTCGTCTTGTTGGGCTTCAATTCCTTGAAACCGTACACAGTCGTAGTCAGGTTGTCCTTGCCATTCATGGATGATACATAGCCCTGCAACTCATCCATGTTCCTGACTACCTTCCTCAATCTCATATCGACCTCTCTTGGGAAGTGGTCGAAGAGATGGCTCAAGAGAAGGCCTCCTGTCTCAAATTTGATGGTTTGAGAACCTCATAGTATCTGGGACAGAATCCCTTGATCGCACACCATGGCTCGCATATGTATCTCACAGCCCCTTCATCCTTGAGGGGGAACATGACTCCATTCTTGTTTCCAGTGTATTGCTTGTGCATACCGACAAGATCCTTCAGCGACTTCATCATCGATGAAACCTCCCTGACTCTGACTGCCTCGATATGCCTGAATATATCGTCAGCGCCAGTGTGGTCCCATCCCCACCATTCAACGTCGAGTCCTCCAAGAACCTCATGCTCGCATCTCTTGATGAGATAGACGTAGTATGCCATCTCCTTCCTCATGTGTTCCCACTTTCTAGGCTTGCCGCTCCACACTCCTGTCTTCAACTCATGGACATGGGGTATCCCTTCTCCATCCGCGAACAGCCTGTCAACGATTCCTGTAAGATGAACAAGAACGCCGTCGATCTCGACAACGGCATCGAGGGAAACCTCGTTTCCTATCGGTAGGAAGTATTCATCCTCGGCAGTCATGAACCTCTTTGCCTCGGCATCGAGATACTTGATGAGATGATCCTCCTCGCCCAGTGCGTATCCCTTCTCCTCGGATATGTGAGTGAGGAAATACTTCTTCACTTCATCATATCCATAGGACCTCATAGACAGTGCGTATGAGAGATTTATGTCCTGATAGAATTCCTCTATCGCATCGTGGACATTCGACCCCCTGATCATGTTGTCATTGGCAGGTTCCTTGATCCCCAAGGGATACTTCATGAAATACTGCTGGGCACAGAACCCAGCAGTGCCAAGAGATGTCTTGGATACCCTGAGTATGATGTCTGGGGGCATACCGGGATGCCAACCATAGGTTGACTTCAAACCGGGTTTGCCGGGGACATCATATGCCCTTGGTTCTCGTATCTTCATTAATTCGGCCATTCATCAATACACCCCATATCAGTTTTTAGAATCTTCTTGGATCACGTTGTCAGGATGGTCTATCGATCCATCTCTCAGACCCGGCCATCCAAACCATTCGCCGCCTTCCTTGTCCTTCCTGAAGAGATGTATCCTTCCGGGGGACTTGAGGCTGGTTCGGTTCTGTGTGACCACAGCATAGGAATTGACAACTCCTGTCAACTCCCCTCTGTCATCCCTGTCCTCATCGACCTCTATGATTGCAGTCTGTTGTAGCCAACCCTCTGTGTCCTTCAACCAGTGTGGGCTTCCCGCTCCGATGATCTCAGCACCTGTTGAATCGTATTGAGGCTTCATGTGCGTTATGATGTAGCAATGGACACCTCTCCTGCACAATTCCTGCAACACAGTCAATGCGCTGTTGTATCGATTCTTTCGTATGTTCCAGTTGAACCTGCCAATCTTAGTCGTGGCATCCTTTCCTGCCACGGAGATGCCATCTGGACCCAACTTCAGGTCATCGACCTTCATGGTCGTCTCACAGATGTTCAGCCAATGGTCAGCGCCATCGAAGCATACCGACTTCAGGTATGGCTTAGGCATCTCTCCATTCTCTGCGAAGTATGCAGCCTGCCTATCTGCCTGATCGACAGCAGCCAATAGGAAGTCGAGGGTCTTCTGGTATGTCGCTGGGAAGTCATATGGGACTCTGCTCTTGTTCTTGTTCAGCACCCATGGATTGAGAACAACGATGTTGTTGTTTCCGGGATGATGTGCAGCCTTGGTTGTTTCACCACCTAGATCGAAGTCAAGATGCCATATCTCTCCGCCGTTGTCAATCTCCTTCTCAGTGAGACTATCTAGGATAACCCCGGTCTTTCCGCTCTTTGGAGGTCCTGCTATGCCCATGAGGATGTAATTGCCCTTCCATTCCTTCGATGCCCTTGCTGCGGCTATCTCCGTCTCTATGGGGTTCCAATCCACGTTACTGAACTCCGGGGCCGTGACGACCTTGGGAGCCATTGGTTTCGGTTGTTTCATGTCCTTTGGAGTGGGCACGGGAGCCTTTGCCCTAGCCCTCTCCTTCTGGATGATCGCTTCCTCCTCCTCTCTCATCTGTTGAGGGGTTGGAGCATTGGGATCGATATCTTCTCCCCATATGTTCTTCTTTGCAGCCGCCTTGGGCTCTGATGCTTTCTTTGGAGGCGAACCGTCCGGCTTCTTTCCCGTCTTCGGGTCAACTTTCTCCCAGCCGTCTATGAATCCTGTTCCTGCCACGTTATCAGCCCCTGAATCCACCGAAGTCATTCATGTCCCCAGCGTCCTCTGGGACATCTTCAGCGATTATTGACCTGAGCGGGGATGCCCATACGTTCTTTGCATTGAATGAGAGTCTGATGTCTCCTATGCTGTCAGTCCAAGATCTAGTCTGAACCACTGCGAACACCTGAGAGCCCTTGGCATAGGTATGCGTCTCGTTGTTCTTCATGACATTGAACGCACCCATGGTGACGAGTTTTCTTG